TCAATACAGTTACGGCACACGGAGCTATTACGGGAGACTTTGTAACTTTTAGTGGAGCCACAGGCTTAGGTGGCAATATCACTGCCGCAGTATTAAATTATGTAAAAGGGTATCAAATTACCGTTATAAGCTCAACAACTTATACATTTACCGCAACCGCTACATCCAATGCAAGTGACACAGGAAATGGCGGTACAGTAACCGCAGCCTACCAACTCAATACTGGCGCAGCGTACCAAATTCCATATAACGGTTGGGGCGCGGGTTCATGGGGGCAAAGTGGTACAACTTGGGGCAATGGCGGCACATCTATTACAAACATCCAATTGTGGAATGCGTATAACTTTGGTGAAAATCTACTGTTTGGCCCTCGTGGTGGTGGCCTTTATTATTGGATTGCAGGTTCAGGCACAGTCAATACCGCTAATCGCGGTGTGCTTTTAAATAGTTTAGGTGGCGCTGTTACCTTTACCTACGCATCCCCAACCGTAGTTACATTTACTATTCCTTTGACTGAAGGCACAGCCGTTCAGTTCAATACCACAGGGGCTATGCCTACTGGAGTGACAGCAAGTACTACATACTATCTGTATAACGTACAAGGTTTAACGGCTAATCTTTTAAATAGTTCAGGCGCTGTGGTCAATACGTCTTCTACGGGTTCATTGTGTTACATATCCAAACTTGTGGATGTACCCTTGTTTCAAAACTATATTATTGTGTCAGACGCTTCTAGGTTTGCTATTGTGTTTGGAACAAACGATTACGGTTCTAGCACAATTGATCCAATGCTTATCAGGTGGTCAGATCAAGAAAACCCATACGAGTGGACACCCGATGCCACAAACCAAGCGGGCAGTATCCGGCTGTCCCACGGCTCACAAATTCAATCAGCCATCCAAACTCGTCAAGAGATTATTGTTTTGACCGATCAAGCGGTCTATTCATTCCAATATGTGGGTGCTCCTTACTACTGGAAGACGCAGTTGATGGGGGACAACATCTCCGTCATTGGTCAAAACTCAGTTGCTCTTGCGTCTGGCGTGATCTACTGGATGGGCAAAGACAAGTTCTATATGTACGATGGTCGTATCAATACGCTCAATTCTGATCTTCGTAAGTTTGTATTCCAAAATATTAACCAGACCCAGAACCAGCAAGTCTACGCTAGTACCAGTGAAGCCTACAATGAAGTATGGTGGTTTTACGTATCGGGATCAGGTAATGAAATTAACGCTTATGTGGTCTATAACTACCTTGAAAAGCTTTGGTACTACGGCACAATGGGCAGGACTGCGTGGCTAGATTCCGGCCTGTTACCCAACCCAGTTGCGGCTACGTACACTGGTTATGTTCTTAATCAAGAGACAGGTGTTGACGATGTTTCAACAGGCACTGCGGTATCTATTCCAGCTTATATTTCTTCTTCAGAGTTTGATATTGGTGACGGGCATAATTTTGCTTTCGTGTGGAGAGTACTTCCTGACTTGACTTTCTCGGGTTCCACAAGCAACACAAGCCCAGAAGCCACAATGACGCTTTACCCCATGTACAACTCAGGTTCAGGTACAAACAACCCCGTAGCAAACACTGCTTACAGCGTAAGTCTAAGTGCAAACCCTGAGACATTTACAGGCGAAGTCTACACACGGGTACGTGGACGGCAATTGATTATCAAGATGGCATCTGACAAAATAGGTACAACTTGGCAGTTGGGCGCCCCGAGGCTAGATATCCGTCCTGATGGGAGGAGATGACTTTGGCACAACAACCGATCATCAATCCGCCAGTACCAAACTTGCCTTTGGGTACAGAGGCGTACGAGCGTCGCTATCAAGATCAGTTTGCCAACGTCTTGCGTCTATATTTCAATCAGCTCAACAATGCCTTAAACGTAATTATCAATAACTACACAGTTGGCACTACGGTGTATACAGTAGCTACATTACCCAGTGCGGTTACATCAGGTGCGGGCACAAGAACTTTTGTATCGGATTCTTCGGTGACTACTTTTAATACAACGGTAGCTAGCGGTGGGGCAAACACAGTGCCTGTATTCTCCAATGGAACCAACTGGAAAGTAGGCTAATATGATAAACTCTAACTTATTTACGGGGAAAATATGAGTCTCCAACACGTAGCCAATCACTTAGCACAACAAGGTCGTGGCAACGACAAAATGCTTGTGCACATGACCCCCAGCGAAGTTTCTGGATTGCGTAGCCTTGCTCAAGCCAAAGGTGGAGATTTAACCGTCAACCCACACACGGGTTTACCCGAAGCTGGTGCTTTAGATGACCTTATTAAAGTTGCCGCGCCTATAGCGTTGGGTGCTTTGCTTGGCCCCGCTGGTTATGGTTTATCTTCAATGATGGCAGGTGTTGCTACGGGCGGCATTATGACTCTGGCCACTGGTAGCTTGTCTCGTGGACTCATGGCCGGATTGGGTGCTTATGGCGGGGCAGATTTGGCAGGAAGTTTAGCCACTGCCGGAGAAGCTACGCTTAGTACTGGCGCAGGATTAACTGGCGCTAATGCAATAGGTCAAGAAGCAGGGGCTGCGGCATTAGAAAGCGCGGGTACTGCGGGACAACAAACATTTGCTACTTTGGGTAAAGATGGTGTTGTTAACTATGGCACAAACATTATTCCTAATGTTGGAGATGAAGCCCTTGCTGCAAACCAAGCTGCAACAGAAGCCGTAAAACCATTTGCAGAAAGAGCAACACCTTGGGAAAAGATTGGTTCTGGCGTTAAAACAATTACGCAATCCCCCGGTGCTGCATTAGATTTTGCTAAAAATAATTGGCAGTCTGGTTTGGCAGCAATGGCTCCTTTTGCGGCTGTTCAAAATACTAGCGGCGCTACCGCGCCCGCAGGAACCCCTGCATACATTCGCCAAAAGATTTACGACCCTGTAACGCACCACATGATTGATTTGCCTGCGGTCAAGGCTAGCGAATGGGGTAGCCGTAACTTCTCAGACATCTATCAACAACCTACCTCCGCCGCAACAGGCGGTATCGTGGCACTAGCTCATGGCGGCATGGCGCATTTTGATGGTTCTATTAGTAGCGATGTAGCAAGTCAAATACAAAACGCGTATGAAGGCGGCAATTATGGTGCCGTGAATGATTTGCTTTCAGCCAATAAAATAACACAACAACAAGCGGCAAATCAATGGGGTCAAGATGTTATTGGGAATGTAAGCCCTTCGGTTAGCTTCTTTAATCCTACTAGTAGTTTTGCTGCGGCGCCATCTACATTTACAGGCGGACAAGTTTTATCTAATTACAGTCAAGGATTACCAGTTGATTTGGGATTGCCCGGAGCTAGTCAATTTGCTGCAAACACGTACACGCAACCTTCTGCTATGGACAATACGATTATTACGTATTTACAGGAGAACGGTTTAATAGGCCCTGGCGGAAAGTATGATGCCGCAGGAATTGCTGCTGCTGAAAAAGCAAATAAAATATCAGATGCACAAGTCCAACAAGCACTTAAAGATTACAACAACTCTTATTTTGCTAAACAAGCAGAAGCTTTATTTGCTCGTACTAACCCAACAGCCACAACACCTGTTGCTCCTGTAGCTCCTACAACAGTGCTTCCACCACCAGTAGTAAAAGTTGCTACTGCTACGCCTTTACCGGGAACTTCAAGTGGCGGCGGCGGCGGCGGCGGAGGAGGAGGCGGGGGTGGTGGTGGTGGCGGTAGCCCCTTAGCTACAACAGCAACCGTATTACCAACGAACCCACAAACCAATGCGCCCAAGGGCACAACTAATCCATACGGCAATGTCAATAATCCCGGTGACATTACAAAAAATGCAGATGGGTCAATCACTATCCAACCTAATGAACCCGGCAAGCCTTATGCTGGTTGGTCAGGTATGAATGAAGTTAACAATGCTTGGACAGCAGGAGGCGGTAGCCCCGGTTATTTCCCCCCAGCGCCTAAAACAGCGGCGGAAGCCAACACACAGTTCAATAAGATGACTGGTGATTCTTTAGCAGCATACAATTTTTTAACAGGTCAAGGCACAGCGCCTCTTAAAACATCGGCGTCAAAAGTATCTAGGTCATATATGGAAGCGGTATTGGGTATTAAACCAGACGAAAAAATTTACGCATCTGATGTACAGTATATTTTTGATCCTGTGACACATAAACGAACACTCAATCCAAATTACAAATCTTCTTTGATAACAGGCACGCCCGGCACTTCTGGTAGTACGCTTACGCTTCCCGGTGGTGCAATTGCTACATATGATGGCGCATCGGGTTTGTACTATATCAACGGTAAATACTATGACGCTAACGGTAAAATAGTTAATTACTCAGGTGAGTATAAAGAGGGCGGTCTTATGGGTATGGCTCGTGGCGGTACTGCGCGTCATCCATTCTTTTCAAAAACAACAGGCAAGTTTAACTTTAATCCCCCACAGGTTTACGCAGATGGTGGCATGGCAATGGGTGGCCTTGGTACTTTAGGAGGCTATTCTGATGGTGGTCGCTTACTCCGTGGCCCGGGGGATGGCGTATCAGATTCTATTCCTGCCTCTATTGGTAATCGTCAGCCTGCACGCCTTGCTGATGGTGAGTTTGTGGTGCCTGCGCGTATTGTGTCTGAAATAGGAAATGGTTCTACTGAAGCAGGTGCTCGTAAGCTTTACGCAATGATGGATCGTGTACAGAATGCACGCAGAAAAACAACTGGCAAAAAGCAAGTGGCAACCAATACAAATGCC